CAATCGTTCCGACCTCGGAATCGATCGTGTCGACCTTGCCATCAACAATCACAACCTTGCCATCCAGTGTTGCGATCTCGTTGTCAACCACAACCACCTTGCCATCAAGTGTAGCCAGGTTGGTTGTCAGGGTGTCAACCAGTCCGTCAATCGTTCCGACCTCGGAATCGATCGTGTCGACCTTGCCATCAAGTCCCAAGATGTCCGAACGGACAGTCGCAACGTCGGACGTGATTGGCCAGATCTCATATGTGTGGGTAGCGACTGCCGCCGTGAACGCTGGGAAGACTTCGATGGTGTCCGATGCAGGGGTGAAGTCCGTGATGACGCGAGACTGTCCCAAGAGAGTCCCGGAGGTGATGACCAGGAGCTGTCCCTTCCAGTAATCGGTATCCCCCTCCCCTCGGACGGAGTCAACCAGAGTCGTAGCGCTTCCGCTGTCCGCTGTACCTGACGCTAACGCTCGGACTACGTTGCTGATATTGGCCTCAAGGTCATCCGCGGCGGTGGTGGACGCACTGATCGCGATGGCGTCGACCTCTAAAGTGTCCGTGCCCAAGATCATCGAGTCGTAGACCTTCTGCGGGATGACAGTGAACTCGTGCCAGACGTGAAGGTGAGTCGCGGGGTCATCCACGGAGAGAAAGAAGGATCCTTCAGTCCCAGTCATTGCAACCGTAATCGCTACTGGGTACATCCCGTGAGAAGCATACGTCCCTAAAACGGGCCCTGTTCCGAACGCCAGCCCATCCTTACTGATATCGGTAGCATCGCCCGCGAGTCCTATCTCCAACGCAACCCCGTCAGTCTTGTCGAGGAAGGGGCCGACCATCTCGGTTTGGTCCGTGTCTGCTCGAAGGTATCTCATGCTCTGTTCCGCCTATAGTTATGCATCGCGACCGGAAGGATTAGACCGCTGGATGGTACCGCGCCGATCTCTGTATCGTCGTTAGTACATTTCACTTCATCGAAATAAAACGTGCCGTTTGTGGTTGGGGAGTCAATACCCGACCCAACGCCAACCCGAACGTGAGCGGGGACGGTGTGGTCGAAAAGATCGATAGACCCAAGGGTCTCTTGAAGAGTCCCATCAAGGTAAAGGGAAACCTGCCCATCTACTGAAACGTTTGTCTCTGCTCGTTGAATGCGGATCTCTACGAAGTGTGGCCCATCGTTGGTCCCGGGAAGAACGTAATCCGAAGTGGCTCGCTTTGTTGATCCATCATCCTCCACGTCCGCGCTGGCAAAGTAGTTGGTCCCGTTGTATCCGATGTTCAGATTGAATTCTCGGCCAGAACAAGAGATGAACCTCCACTTATCCCCGGAGCCCATGTTGATGCTATTGGGGTCGAAGTAGGCGCGAATGTGTAGCCACCGCGTCGACCACGTGATGAGCTGCTGAAGCCAGGTCTGGCCCGAACTATCTACGAGGTTAGCAGCTCCTCCAGCGGACCCCGCCATACCAGCGGAAGCAGACCAAGCAAGGTCCCCAATGGGGTCACCATCTACTTGAAAAGAGGACCACTCCGAGAAGTCCGTCTCCATGCTGTGATCGAAGAGTGTCGCCATTTACCAGTCTTCCGGTTCAGATCCGAACGCGATTTTGAAAAGACCGTCCGGTTTCTTCTTCATAAAAATAGGCTGGGAAAACTCCCCGCCGTTGCGCTTCTCCAGTTCCGCAACCAGCTTTTCCGATGTGTTGAACTTACCTTTTTCCGTTGCGAGGATGACCGACCTCTTTCCGTTGTCAACGATCTCGATGAGTGTGTCCTTGCCCTTCGGGGAGGCGCTGATTCTCGTGATTCCGATGGGACTATCTCCGGAATGTTCTTGGTAATTGACTCGGGTAAACCACAATCTCCCCGACCACAGCCGCATTAGCAAGTGCCACACGTAACGGAGCCGCGACCCTTGCCGTGATAGCCGTATCCACATCCCCCACTTCTCCATCCGCGTTAGCTGCCCAAGAGGTAAACACTCCAGCGACAGCGGTTTCATCAATGACCAGCGCCCCATCTGCATGAACCTGTACCTGCCCCGTCCCCGGGAGAATAGAGAAAACAAGGGAACGACGATGCCCATCAGCTCCGAAGAGAGAGGTAGCGGTTCCATCCGCCCCATCGTTCCCTTGCCCGCCCGCCGCGCAGATTAGATCACCTCCATCCAGGACCAGGGCCACGCCAGTTGTGGCGTCCCCGATTTCAAAGAGAACTCCGGTAGCAGTTGCCAAGGTAGTCACCTCGACGTCGACCCTAAACGTAACCGGAAGAAGAAGGTATCCCGGGGTTCCAAAGTTGGTGGCCGCCGTGATGGTATCACCATCCGCAAAGCGATGCTGTGCCGAAAGTCCATAGGCCGGGTCGGCTTGTGACCGTCTTCGGTTGATCGCATTCACTTCGCGGATTGATGCCATTAGATCGGTCTCTTGAGGTTGTCTTTTTGCCGATGCTGCATCGCAACATCAATCGGAGATCGGAGGTCTGCTGGAAGACGTTCCAGGAGGGCCTGCCGCTGAGTATGAAGCTCCAGCCTCATTTCGTTTTGTCGTTTGATGTGGCGGATTCTTCGATCCCTCTCCTCATTAGGGTCAGCCTCCGTAGCTGTCCGATGAAGGAGGGCCGCACGCCTCCGCCTTAGCTCCCCGATCCGGGTCTTCAAGGCCCCAGCCTCCATTTCCAGGATCGCGATCTCCGTCTGGAGAACTTCCGCCGTTGGCTCGTCGACACTTTCAGGCTCCACTTGCTCGGCAGCAAGATTCACCTCATCCGACCTTGTAAGACCAGGCCGGCTCTCCGTAATCTCTTTCCGGGTCACTTCCCGACCGCACCAGGTAGTGAGCACATCGCATCGAGGTAGCCCGTTCGTGGTCCAATGGTCATCGTTGGCTCGATCAAGAGAATTCACAGCATCTTCAAGCGTCAGTTCTTTGTGGTCCATGCCACTCCTATCTACGGCCATGCCGTAAGGTGTTAGTCGTCTCCGAGGACGATGAGAGCGAGGTAAAGAGCGCCGGTGACCGTGAAGGTCCCAACCGCAGCGTCCGTGATGAAGTTGTCATCAACCAGGAGGTTGAAGTTCAGCTCCAGAGTGCTTCCCGTGTTATCGAGGATAACGCTCTGCTCGGTCTGGGTTGACACGCCACGGGTTACCAGGGTAACCTTGAGACCCGTATCCGCGACCAAAGCAGTCGAAGGAATGAGGTCATCTTCTCCAGCGTCAGCGAGGTCAGCGTCAGCATTCGGAACGGTTCCGATACCGAAGTCGCCGGCCCAGTCGATGAGGACGTCAGCGTCCGTACCGTCCACCGTGACATTGGCAACAGCGCCCAAGATGAGGAGATTACCTTCCGGAAGGCTCCCCGTGATGACGGATTCGCCGGGGTCAACCACCCCTGCTCCGCCCGTAATTGCGATGGTCTCGTTCAGAACGAACGTCTGAACCTTGACCTTGTCGAGGCCAGAATGTTGAAGCGAATGTGGTAGGCCCTTGCCCATTGGTGTACTCCGTGGTAGTATTGTAAAAAGGCCGCGGGGCCAAAGGTTTCCCAACACTTCGGCCCGCGGTCCTAAGGTAGATTGACAGATTACGCCTCGCGAGTCACCAGACGCGCAAACTTGATCTGCTTGCGATCCGTATAGACACGGTTCCAGCTGCCGGCCTCATCGAGGTCATCGCCACCCGTTCCCGTGTTCGACGGTCCACCATTCGGGGCCGTGCCAGCGAAGGCATGACCGACCGGATGAACGCACCACTCCTGACGGCTGTAGAGGATCTCCTGACCCCCACCGTTACCACCACCAGCTTCGCGCTCGACCTCGGTCCCCACAGCAGGCGAACCGACACCAAGACGAAGGGCACCCGCGCCAAACAACCACGAATCATGGACGCTACCCGTAACCGGGAGGCCATCATCCACGACCACCTGCCGACCGAGATAGGTCGGAATGACCACCCGACCTTCAGCGTCCGGGATGAAGTCGATGAGGTTGTTCTTCTGCATCCGCGAGTAAACGATGGAGTGTACCATCAGGATACCCGTGTCGCCCATCGAGTCACCCATCGTCAGAGTGGTATCGATGAAAGCTCCGGTGCTGAAGTCGGTAACACCCGCGACAAATCCCGCGCCGGAGACGTCGTTGGTGTAGTCCGCTGCATCGTTCGCGGTATTGTCCGCAATCACGCCATTACACGTCGCGATGACGATGTCCTGGAGACGACGAACCCAGTAGTCAGACACGCGATTGGCGATCTTGCCCGCCATGTCTTCCCCTGCCAGGGTTTCCGCCAGATCACTGGTTGACCAGCTCTGATTACGAGAGAGGCGAGTTGCGATCTCGGTAGCCGTCCCGATCTTCTTCGGCACGGGCCTTGCAGTACCACCTGCGAAGTCGTCCACGGACGTATCGGTGGAGACGCGATCCGCGTCATCGTCGAGGTCCTTGGCACTGGGAATATTGAAAGTCAGACCCGCTCCACCCAGGAGGGAGTCAATGAAAGCATCCCGGGCCAGGGCCCCGGACTGGATAAGACGGGATTTAGTCTCCGTCAGTTGCTGGATATACCCGGAGAAGATCTCCGGAACGACCAGGTCAGAAATCAGTGTGATTGGGCCAGCTGCCATGATAAAACCTTTCGGTGTAATGGTTTACAGATAAAACGGCTCGACGGTCAGAAGAGCCCTGCTCCATGGCTGGCTCGTGAAATGGGCCCATGACCCCTTCCCTCTGATCCGACTGTACAAGTCTTGTACAGAAAAGTCAAGATCTTTTTTTTATTTTTTCGCTGCCGGTCTCAGCCCTCCCAGCTTCGTCCCCGCGGCTTGGGCCAGCTGCTTAGCCTTTTCGGGGTTTTCCTTGTAGGCTCGCCCCTGCTCGGTGACATTCCAGTTGGCGTGGCTGAACGGGTTGTTCCCGGTCCCTCCGCCGCCCTTAGCGCCTCCAGCGCCGCCCCCGACCGATTCGCCCCACCAGTGAGGCCGGGCCTCCTGGAGGTCATTGAGCCACTGTGCCGTAGTCAGGCCTTCCTTCGTGGTCACCTCCCCCTCTTCGTTGATGACCAGCTGATTCTGCCCAAGGAGGAGGGCGTCATCGATGGCTGTGCTCCGGATCTTGGCCTTCAGGGCCGCTTTCCGTACAGAGTCCCCCTTCGTCCGGGTTACCTCCTGCTGGGTGAAGGTGTTGATCTGATCCGTCAGGCCCGTGTTCTCCTCTTGGGCGGTCTTCAGCTTCCTCTCCAGGGGAGCGACCTTCGAGACAATCCGCTTCTCCACGATGGCCTCGATCTTCTCATCGTCCAGATTGCCGTCCGCCGCAGTCTCCAGCTCGTCGAATCGGTCCAGCTTAGATTGAACCAGGTCCGGAGAATCAATCCCCAGGTCCGTCCACCCCTTCAGCTTGGCCTTCGTGGCTTTGTGGGCGTCTCGCTCCTTGACCACCCCCGCCTGGATGCGCCGGATGTCTTCCTCTGTCTTCAGACCCTTCACCCCCGTGAATTCCCACTTGCCATCCTTGCCCTCGGCGTAGAGATCGAGAGAAAGAACTTCCTCGGGGATGTCATCCTTCGCATCGTATACTGCTTCCAGCTCCATGAGCTAAACTCCTACGGCCATGCCGTTATTTAAAACTGTCCGGATCTAAGCCGGCACTAAGAAAAGCCTGCCGTTGTTGAACGGCCAGCTGAGAAAGAGGGATCTCGTCCCCCGCACGATTTACAAATTTATCCAGCTTCAGGTTGCCCTTGCGAAAGAGTCGGGCCTTCGTTACGCCAAGATAGTCATCCTGGAAGTTGTTACTCTGCCGTGTTAGAAACTCCTGGAAGTTTACTTCAGCAGGAACTTTTCCAATGAGTTCCGATGTACGTTTACGGGAGAACTGATCGAAAGCCTTCTTTGTGCCTCTCGGTAGGTCTCTTCGCTTCGTAAGGTTTCCAAGGTTGTTCGATTTCGAAAACTCTTTGACAAGTGTTCTTTCAGTAGTTGGTTTCGCGAAACGTTCACCAACCAGTTTGTCATCCACGACCGCGACCCGGACGGAACGACACCGAAAATGCAAAGGAGGGATCGGTCCTTCACCCACAGGAAACTTGCGACCGTCAAGAGAAGCGCAGATGAGAGTAGTACGACCATCAAGCGTCGCAACGTAGATTTCAGATGAGAATATTGCCGCGTTTTCCTCGAAGAATTGTCGGTTTGCTTGGTTGGCAACATGATTCACCGCCGTCCTTGAAATTGCCTCTACGTGGTGGCGTGCCAGCTGAGTCACACCATCCCGACCCTTCAGGGCCCGAGTCCCTACCACCCTCCTGGCGATGGCTTGATTGCTCTCCCCTTGAACCATCCCGATACGGATCTGATCCATGATCGCTGAGGTGTCCGACCCCGCCGCCCGTTGAATGTGCTTGGCCAGTATCTTCCCCTCGAATGGCTTAGCTGTGACGATCGTCTTGAGTAGCTGAGCCGAGGGAAAGTTGACCTCGATCGGAAAGGGTAGCACCGTCCGAACCGCATCCGACACGAAGGTTGGCTGGTCCACTGCCAGGGCCTGGAGTTCCTTCTTGATCCCCGCGCCCGCGTCTTTCCATGCCTCCCCCCGGAGGCTTCTGATAGTTCTTTCCAGCCTTTGGGCACGTCTCAAGTTGGCAGGTGTTACCCCTCCGCTCTTGATGCCATTGCGAATAGAATCGGCCAGATCCTTCTCCGTCTTGTTCAGGATATCAATGGCGTCTTTGCGTACCTTGCTCCCGAATCGCTGTAGTGCGATCTGATGACGAATCATCGCGTCAAAGAATAATTCATTGGATGATGGCACTATTCTTGCGGCTGCTCTTGCGCCGGAGCTTCCTCTTCCTCCTCCTCAACACCGATCCCCTCAACCAGAGGCTCTTCCGATTCGATTAGGGAAAGCTCCTCCTCGAAGGTCAGCTGAGTCAGCCCCTGCTCCTGCATCTTTGAATGGATGCTCTGGCTGGACAACGGAGCCCCCAGAGTCTTAGCGGAAACCAGCTCCACCAGGGTTCTACTCTCCATCCGCTCGTCCGTGAAGTCACGATTAGGGGTCACCACCACCTCTTCCGGGTTCTTCCCCAACCACTCGGCAATGATCCGGAGGACCCTCTGGAGTCCAAAGGCTCCGGAGTTTGCGATCTGCTGGAGGCTTGCCGTCCCTGCTCCAAGTCGGAGGCGCAGGGCGTCCCCGCTCTCTGCCTGCCTGGAGGATGGGTTGACCAGGCCCCCGGATAGCTTCGTGGCCTCCGCCTTGTCGTTCTGGAGTGCCTCCCGCTGCTCTGCCAGGCCCGCGGAGGATACCCCCTTGAAGTCAGCCCCTCCACCGATGGGCAGCTCGATCGCTGCTCCCGCTCCCGTCCTGAAAGGGCCCCCGTCCACTGATCCCACCACCACAAGGGTGTCCTGCCCCTGCATGAACAGGCTCTGACGGTAGTCTGCCTCTCCCCGGTAGATCGCGAGACAAAGTTTAGCGAGATCGAGCAAAGGAGGATCATCCGGCCGAGCGATGACGTCCTTGGTGTTGATGAACACGAAAGGGATCTGGTCCAATGTCGTCCCGGTCAGAATTGGGGCCAGTTGATTGTCCTCGGTAAAAGCTGCCTGCGCCCCTTTGTACACGCCCTGGGTATAAACACCCTGCCCTTTTTCTTCGTTAGCCTCTGCATCGCCCAAGAGGAGAATCCGGGTTTTGCATACATGCTCCCATTCAAACCCCTCCGTCCGTTCGTCCTCGCTCTCATCCAAAGCGACGAAATTCAGATTCTGGAGGGTCAGGCCTTCCCGGGTTCCATCATCCCAGTTGATGATGTTCTCCGTTTGGTACATGGCAATATAGGGCAGCACTGCCCCCGTCTGGGACGTCAAGGGTAGGTCGGCCAGGAGGCCCAGTCGACCAGATACCAGCTGCTCCTGGTAGATCCGGCACAGGAGGACCTCCAGGGATTCGCCGTGGTTCGTAGCCGATTCCCTCAGAGGCTCCATCTCCGCTGGCAGCTCGATCGTAGCAGGCTTCATCGTGAGCATACCCAGGAGGGTCTCCACTGCCTCGGAGACAAAATTGTGGTATACCGATCTCTTCCGGTAGGCTTCGTAGGCCTGCCACCCCGCAGCCCCTTGGGCCATGCCGTCCAGGTTCATCCCAGAAGTTGCCGGGAGATAGAGGGTCCCCTTCCCCTTGACCTGCCTCTCCCCTCGAAAGGTGTTCCGCATCTCCATCCAGTCCGGGAGGAATTCGCTATATAGAGGGTGCTTTGCATCGATAGCCATATCAGTACATTCCTACATGTTGGGTCTGTTTTACCTGAGTACCGGTCGACTTGACCCGATAACGGACTTCGTCCGCGATGTGGTCTTCCGAATCGGTGTCAACGTCGTCCATCTTGATCTCATCCCTCGGCAACACTGGAACAGTGCGCCGAAATTGTTCACAGGTGTTGAAGATGAACAGCCCGGGCCTCTCCCTTGGCATCCGAGGATCCCCGATCGCGTCCTGGAACATTCCCCGCATCTTCTCCCACCCGGACTTCCGGGATCCGCTCGCTTTGTCCGCCCTGGTCCACCTTGGGCCTGGCATCAGTCTCCCATGCACCCGTACCTGTTTCGCCATATCGTCCGCATAGCTGTACCCGTTTTCTACCGTGAAGATACTGGTGTCGGCCGGTCCCGCCTTGACCCGATCGTGGATACCCCAGGCCAGTTCCCTCTCTATGATGCCCTTCGAGATGTCCGAGTTCAAAAGCTTTAGCCCCTTATTGGGTCGACCATTCCATCCGTACCATTCCCCGATGCGAAATAGGTCACCCCTTACCGTACTCATGACCGCCCCATCCTTCAGTGCCACATCGCTCCCATCGCTCTCTGCCCACCACCCCACCGAAAAAGGGCTTGAGCTTCCCCAGTCAAACGATCGATCCAGTCTCCACTCCCTCGGCACCGTGAAGGGTTCGATGAAGTGAGTCAGCGAGTCCCACACATCATTAAACATTCCTCCTGCCACAATGTCCCAGTCCCCCAGCATCCAGGCCTTCAGCTCTGCATCGGAAGTTGCCGCAGTTTGTAGCGTCTTCTCATATTCTGGTGTAGCATGTAGTAAGATCTTATTCTCCCGCAGCTTCCCCCTAACAGAGAGGCGCTCCCTCTCTTCCTTACCCTCTGGAGATACCGCGTCCCGTATCACCTTGCCCTTGATGTACCCGTCAGGAATCGGTAGTCGGAACCGCTCCTTGACCCACCCATGCCCGATCCCGAAGGGGTTCGTGGTAGCTCGTATCATCTCCGGGATCGCTGCAACCGGAGACCGGCACAATGACATCATCTTCCGATAGCCGTAGTCATCGGGCCAGTTGGTCAGCTCATCCCACCCCAGGAATTGATACTGCTGCCCGTGATACTTGTAATAATCCGGGAGCCTGTTGAATTGCCCAAAGCGGAGGATCTCCCCCGTGGGCCATGTGAATTCGTGTTCGTTGGCGTTCCACTGGATACCCGGAACGGTCTTCCGGAGGATATCGTCCGCCTTCTCGATCAGCTCCCGAAGCTCCGGGAACGTTCGGCGCAGGATCAGCCCCTTCCACTTGTTGCCCCACCCATGGATGCAGTGCTGAGCATAATCGACGATCAGGGCGTCACTCTTCCCCGGGCCACGGGTCCCCTCATACAATGTCTCATAGACATTGCTTGCAAGGAAGACGATCTGGGACCCATTTTGAGGGCACCACCCCGCTTCCTCCCATTGACCCGAAGCACCCTTGACGAATGCCTTGAGATCCCCATCATGAACACGCCAATCCACATTCTGCATGGGGTTACTCGGCTGCCTCCTCGATGTCCGCGATCGGATTCGGAGGATTGTTCTCCCAGCTCTCGATGATGTCGCCGATCACTGAGAAGTTCTCATCGCTTATGATGCCAGAGTCGATGATGGCCTGTGATATCCTCTTCGCCTGCTCATCGCTGATTGTAGGTGAAGGGGTTGCCAAGGCGTCCGCTTCCTCGGCAATGAGTCGGCGCAGTTCGTTCCGTTGCTTCAGAAGCTCCAGCGGGATCTTCTTGTCCGCCTTGTGAAGGTAGTCGACGATGGACGTGATTAGTTGAATGCCTGCGATGATGAGTGCTGGGTTCATTGCCCTGCCTCCGTTTGGAGAGTCATTACGTTGGTCAGAAGAGCATTCAGCAGCAGTTCAAAGGCGTCGAAGTTGCCCGCGTTGAGTTGAACCCACGCCTCATTTAGCAGGAGGTTACCCTCCTGGATGATTGGGTTCAGCGTATCATTCCACAGGTCTTGATCGATATGTCCGGCCACCTTCAGGGCAACCAGGGCCTGAACGGAAACGATGTACGCCTCCTGAACAGCGTAGTATTTCTCCTGGTCACTGGCCGCGCTGAACAGGGCACACCCCTGCATCATGATCGTGACAACCAGAAACATGCTGAGGACGCTACTCCTCTTCGTCTTCGTCTTCATATTCTTCCTCACCTTCTACCGTGTGAAATCCGATGGCCGGCTCTCCTTCGTCTTCCTCGGAGCCGACCCCTACCTGAGTCACCTTGATGTTCGATCTCCCGATACTGTAGGCCTTGACCGCCTGCCCACTGACAAGTAAACCGACGATCGCAACAATGGCAGAAACCGCTCTGTCAATGGTGTCTTCCCCACTAACGTCCGGGCTAATGAGTCCTGCGGATACGCCAACAGCGAGGATAGAACCGACCACCACCTTGAGGGCAGTCAACCAGAACTCGGTGCTCCGGAGTCCGTTCGTTGAGATCGCCGATTTTCCCATCAGTAGGGCACACCTTCGGACAGGCCTTTGCTACGGGCGTGAGCCGCGCTCTCCAGTTCGACGATGACATCGTGAGCCTTGCCCAACAGCCGAGCCGCCAGAAGGAGGTCATTCTTGTTGAGGTTCGGCGTTGACATGTACTTGCCTTCGGAATTCTTGTACGACCGAGAGCAGGTCACGTTGTAGAACTTTCTACCTTCCTTGCCGTCCTGCTCCCAGATCGCTACTTCGATGGGGAAGGATCGCAGGGATTCGATTGGACGCTGTGCCATGACAGAGTCTCCTTGTAAAGCCAACCGCTGAAATGAGGGATGGGTTCCATGAAACCACCCGAAGAAAATAGTCCGTACCTCTCAGTCGAGAGGACGGCGTGAAAGATTCCGATCACCTCCCCCCTTGAGTTTACCACAGGACCGCCAGAATCGCCATAGTATCCTGGGACGGAAACACGCCTCTCCCCGGAGAAGAATCCTGACCGGATCCAGGGCCCCATCTCCGCAGGGTAGCCACTGACCCACACCAGCTCCCCCATGACAGGCTTCCCCGCGCTGAGGTCGAAGACCTCCACGGTCTCGAAGGTGAACAGGATGAACAGGGCCGCATCGGCCGTAACGCATCGGCTGTAAGGCTCCGCCGTGCCAAGGTTCAGCCCCTCATGATTGTAGACCTCCAGGTCCAGCCCGGGAGGGATAACATGCCGGGCCGTCAGGATCAGGTAGACGTTCCCGTACTCTTCCTGCTTGCATTCGATAGCAAACCCCGTGCCACTACCCTTCCCACCACCATCCAGGCGCAGGGCCGGATAGATCGGGGCCACCAGCACAACCGGGTCCTCCTGAACGACCACAACCGGGTCTTCCTTGACCGGGATCTCTTCCGGGTTATGCATAGCAACCGCGATCACGGTCACCGCTATGAGGGCACCCAGGCACGCTCCCACCCCTGTCAGGAAATCCTTCATAAGATGACCACCAGACCGAGCAGGAACACCCCCAGCCCGATCCCCAGCATTAGGTAGCAGAGGATAGCCTCTGGATCACTCTCCTTTTGCTTCAAGCTCAATCTCCTTGATCTGCTGCTGCTCGATCTTGTCCAGGTCCGCCTCACTGCTTGCAATGACCGGGGTCACCAGCACCTGAGCCACCAGGTTGATCGTCTCGTCCCGTTCCCGATACTCCGGAACGTGGGCCTGCATCATGTTCGTCAGAAGTTTGTCCGAGTACCGCCGCTCATAGCCAACCAGCTTCCCGCCCTGGTAGATAGGCTTCTTGGTCCCCTTGACCGCTCTCCGGTGGCAGGCCTTCCTAAGTGTATCACAATAGGCCGCCGTCGCTCGCTCGAAAGCCTTGAGAAATTCAGGGGAGTTTTTACGCCACAGGGCGATCGATGCGGAGGAGATCCCGGCCACTTCGCAAGCGTGAGTCTGGTTGCCGTTCTTCCCGTAGTCGGCCAGCCACCTCTCGATCTTGGTCTTGCTTGTCCTAAATTTGTGGGCCATGGTATTTTTTTCCTAATACGTAAAACGCCTCAAGAATCTACCATGCAAGCGACATTCCCAAAAGTCAACCGGAAAATTGACATTTTGGACCTCTAATCGACCCGAAAGGGCCCAAGAGGTGAACAGAATCCATCAACGAACGCGAGATATTCCCCACTTCTATGTTCGTCTACTAAACATAGAAGTCAGAACCCCGCTCCACGTAAAGAGTTACGACCCATAATCCATGATTTCTACCATTTCTACCCCGATTCACTTTGCGAGAATGAAAAGTGCTCCCCACCATGACCCCTTTTGCCCTATATATTTTTTTTTTTTTTTTTTTTAGAATTAGTAGAAGTCATAGAATTTAAAACGTTAATTTTAGTAAAACAACGGAGTTGGGACTTTTAAGTTGGGAATCCATGTTTTAAGTCATGGTTTTTAGATGGCTGTCT